CGGTGTAGGTTTAACTACTAATTTCAATTTCTTTAACTGGGCTCTCCCAACCTACTTTGTAGCTTGTGCTTTCTTTAAGACTGAGCCTTTGTTAAAAGTTTTGAACAGACTTGGATTTACTCCGACTGAGTTGTAATCCACACATATTTATCCACGTTCGAACCCCAATCAGTTATAAAAAGCTGGTTGGGGTTCTTTTGTTACTAATAAATAAACTTTACGCTAAATGAGTTGGAAAGAAATTTTTAAGGACGATAACACTTACAACGAAAAATCTATCGTCGGCTTTGGAGCATTTGCTATGATGGCTATTTTTGCTGTCGCTGATATAGCAACTGGTTGGTTTGGAAAAGATTTAGTTATTAATGAGTTTATATATAACTCGTTTATTATTGTAACTTTGGGTAGCTTTGGAATTGCTGGTTTGGAAAAATTCTCTAAAAAATGAATCAAGTAGAGGATATTTTTGAGACAAAAGAATTCAAAGCCCTTTCTATTTGGAAGCGCTTTTGGATTAGACTCCAAATAGCGTTCTTTACTTTTAATTCTTACATGTAATGGCTAAATCTACACTATTAATACTCGCTGCAACCACTACAATGAGCTTTTTATTTTCATATTTCATGGAACTTACTCTCGGTAACGCTGAGCAATTCTTAGGCGTTGCTTGTGTAGTGTTGTTGGATGGATTTTTTGGAATCATAGCTGGTATTAAAAGAGAAGGATTTAAAACATTTAAAGCCCTTTCTGTATTAAGAACATTAGCAGTATGGTGGATTATGTTAGGTGCTATATTAGCAGTAGAAAAGGGATTTACTGGTGCTGGTTGGATGTCTGAAACAATCATAATTCCATTCCTTGTATTTCAAATTATAAGTGCTCTTAAAAATGCCTCTATGGCTGGTTTTATTAAAATGGATTTACTAAATCAAATCCTAGATAAAATTGATAACCATAAAGGTGTTAGAAAATGAAAAATATAACTTCAATTCGAGCAGTATATTTGCTCATGTCTTTAGTTTTACTTGCTGGTTTTATTTTAAATAACTGGTGGGTAATTTTATTTGTAATAACAATGCTCCAGATTGGCGTTTGGACTAAGTTTTGTCCCTCTAAATGGGTATTTGAAAAACTTGGTTTCAAAAAATGTCAGCTCTAAAAGACATTTCGTTAAGTTCAAAAATAGCACTGGGTATAGCAGGAGCTATCATGCTAACATTCTTCGCAGTCCAAACTTGTGTTGTGTTTGGAATTTGTGAAAATAGTATGTTTTTAGCTAAATTTGGTTATGCTTGTGTAATTGGATTTATGCCCCCCTTCTTTAAAGTAGTATATGAGTTTCTTGCTAAAACCAAAATTAAAGAAGCCAAAATTGACACCCAGTTAAAAGCTATTGATAATTCTAATTTAGTAGTAACACTAGGAATTGATGGTAACCTAATATCAGCCAATCAAAAATTTCTTGATTTAGTAGGATACTCAGAAAGTGAATTAAAAGGACGCCACCATTCAAATTTATGTACTACTAAATTTGGTTTAAGTGAAGAATATAAAAAATTTTGGGAAAAGTTACGTAAAGGAGAATTTGTTTCTGGTGAATTTGAACGCGTAAATAAAAATGGAGAATCAGTATGGTTGTTTGGTACCTATACCCCATTACAAAATACTAATGGAGAATATTATAAAGTACTTAAAATAGCAGTTGATGTTACTGCTCAACATAAAGCTGAAGCAGAAGTTAAGCAAAAAGGTGTTTATTTAGAACATGCCTCTAAAATTATTCGTCACGATATGCATAGTGGTATTAATACTTATATCCCTAGAGGCATTAAATCCCTTAAGCGTAGATTAGATGTCGATAAAATTAAAGAATTAAAAATAACAGCCCCACTCCAGTTAATTGAAGATGGTTTATACCATGCTCAAAAAGTATATAGTGGAGTATATGAATTTACCAATTTGGTAAAACAAAATGCTCAAATGAATAGAGCTGAATGTGATATAAAGTACATATTAAACGATTATCTAAGATTAACAGCTTATAAAAACCAAGTAATATTAGACGATAATTTACCTAATAGTTTAAAGATAAATGAAGCTTTGTTCTGTACAGCAGTAGATAACCTAATTAGAAATGGGTTAAAATATAACGACTCAAAAACAAAATGGGTAAAAATTTATATGGGAGACATTTCCCATAATCAAAAGGCAATATTTATTGAGGATAATGGTAGGGGGATGTCTCAAGAAGATTTTGAGATACTTTCTCAACCTTATCAAAGGAAAGAGGGACAAAAGGAAAGCGGTACAGGTTTAGGATTAAACATCTCTATCGCAATCCTGCAGGAACATGGTTTTGTAATTACTTCACAAAAATTAAAAACTGGAACAAAACTGACTATAAAACTATGATTAATACATTAATGTTGATTGATGATGAAAACCTATTCCACTTGGTTTTCGAGGATGCGTGCTCACTTTTAGATATGGCTTTATCTATTGAAGCTTTAGATAGCTCCGATGAAGCAGATTCTAAATTTAAAGAATGGTTCCCAGATGATATAAACCAAGAGCGCCCGGAATGTGTATTTGTAGACTTAAATATTATCGGTTCATCTATGGATGGAATCGAAATGATTAGAAAAGTAAATGAAGATTATGGTAACGGCTGTGTAATTGGTATTATCTCCTCTTCAGAAGATGAAGAAGAAATTGAAAAAGCTAAAGCAGTTGGAGCTCAATTTTGGATTATTAAGTCAGATGATATCGAACCCCGCTTAGAAGAATTTATGGAAGATTATGATGGGTATGTTAATAAAACAAACCCATTTAAAGTATATAGATGATTGAAATAACAGAACATACTAGAAATGTTCTCCTAGAGGTTGCTAAAAAGAAGAAAATTTATGTTGAAGGTAATTTTCTTAAACTTTTAAAAGCCCCTCCCGGGGATAAAGAGTTTGAAACATATCTTAGGATATGTAAAGAAAAAGATACTGCTAATCGCCGTAAGCGAATGGATGTCGCTAAAGATGTCCAACGACAAAATAAGGATTTACTTATAGCAGCTGAAGAAAACGAACAACTAACCCAAGATTTACAAGTAGCTTTAGCTGAAGCTGAATCTGCTAAAACTGAAGCTGAAAAACTTAGGGATGATGCTATGGAGGATTTAGAACTCCTACAACAAAAAACCCAATTTGAATTAGTAGGTACCATTGTTCGAATTGCTTTGGGAGTAATTGTAGGAGTAGGGATATTTACTACTCTTATGTATGGTTTAGCTATAATAACAGGACAAGATACTCAAATAATAGGCTCAACTTGGAGTAATATGTTTGGAATTTTATTAACAAATGCCTTTTCAATTGTAGGAACAATTATGGGTGTTAAATATGCAACAGAAAAATAATGTACGAGTATAACGCAATAGTAGATAGAGTAGTTGATGGTGATACTATTGATTGCACAATTGACTTAGGTTTTAAAACCTGGAAAAAAGTTAGAGTTAGAATGGAAGGTATAAACACCCCAGAATCTAGAACTCGAGACTTAGAAGAAAAAGCAAGAGGCTTAGCTGCTAAAGACAGATTAGTAGAAATTTTAGAACACAACAACAACAAATGTATCTTACATGTATCAGGTATAGGTAAGTTTGGTAGAGCATTAGCATCAGTTTATGTAACATCTTTATCACCAGTTACTGACGATACAGCTATAACCTTAATAAACGTTAACCAACAACTTATTACCGAAGGACACGCAAAAGAATATCACGGAGGCAAACGATAATTTGGGATTTTAAGCCTTTATTCGTATATTTGCCCCATGGTACATTCAATTGAGGTTATTGAAAAACAGTTGGGCAAGCTTCAAAAGCTGAATTACAACCAATTCTTTTGGTGGCGACGTTGGAATCGCAAAACCAAACCACTTCACAAGTACTCACCTTTGATTGACAAAATCAAAAATGGTGATTATGATGAAAGTCCCTATTTGTTTCAAATTCACTATTGTGATTGGGAAATTAAACAAAAAGCTATTCAATTTACTGACAAACGTGAATGGGCTAGCGAAACAACCATCGATCGCAACCGCAGACGTCGCTTGCGTGATGATCATGAAAAGTATGAAAAAGAAACTCTTACCCAATTGCGTAAAGATTTTCTCAACACGTTCCGTATGACTCGAGAAGATTATGAGAATGATGTTGTTGAGGTTGGAGGTACGCTAAAGGAGTTTTATAATCATTGT